TATGAAACGTCCGAATAATTCGTCTTTAAAAAATTTCACAAATGAATCGGTAAACGAAGGAAAATATGATTCTGAATTGGATAAAGTTGAGGCAGCTGTAAAAAACGCAACATCGTTTATGAACGTTGGTGCAGAATTGAAGAAAGCTGGTATTAAATACGATTTCTCAACTTCAATGATACCAATGTATAGAATTAAAGTATCTGGAAACACTATTGCAATTGTAAATAAGAAATATGCAGCTGGTGCCGAAAGAGAAGTTAACGATATTGCAATTGGCATAATGGAGAATACTGTTAAAAAATCAGTAAACGAAGGAAATAACCCAGGAGATAAATTTACCCATAAACATAATCCAAAAATTGAAATTGAACTAATTGAACCAACCAACAAAGGATGGAAAGTATATCAAACAGAAAAAGGTAAAAAAAAAATAGCATACTTTGATAAACAGGATATTAGTGGAAACAATTCATTATTTAAATCAGTAAACGAAGCATTTACGCACCAAAAAGTTAAAAATAGAATATACTTTGAGCTTGACAAGAGAGAATCCGCAAATACATCAGTTCAAAAAAAAAAATAGTTACTGAAAATGTTATCGCAGGTATATTAGCAACCATAACGATGGCAGTATTGGGTAAAGTATTTATCTATTTTATTTACGAATTGATTAAAAAAGTAGGTAATTATATAAAAGGAAACGAGGGGTATCGAAAAGCAGTTATTAGTATTTTGGAATCCATATCAAATAATAAACAAGTCATAACTGATATAGTAAAATTATTAAATGATACAGATGGGATAAGTGATTCGACCGCAGATAAAATTTTAAAAATGGAATTTGTGCAGAATCAAATAACAAAGTTAATCGGTAATTCAAAAGAAGATTTGGATGAAGTAAAATTAAGAACTCATTTAAAAGCTGCTTTAATAAATGCATGGAAAGATAAAGGAATGACCGATAAAGTAGTAGATAAGATAAAAAAAGATATACAATAAATGAATAAGAACTTATTAATAGAGACACATCTATTTGAAGCTAAACTCATAGCAGAGGATAATGGGACATATTTGGTTAAGGGAATTCTACAAAGAGCAGGTGCACCTAATCAAAACAATAGAAGATATCCGAAGGAAATATTGGAAAGAGAATGCAAAAAATATGAACAACTCATAAAAGAACGCAGAGCATTGGGTGAGTTAGACCATCCGGATTCACCGGTAATTAACTTAAAAAATGTTTCTCATAATATTAGAGAGATTGCTTGGGATGGGGATGATGTTGTAGGCGTAGTAGAAATACTTTCAACTCCATCTGGAAATATTTTGAGGGAGCTATTAAAAAATAATATTCGACTGGGTATATCATCTCGTGGATTAGGTTCTGTTAAAGATTTGAATGATGGAACGGTAATGGTTCAAGAGGATTTCGAATTAGTTGGTTGGGATTTTGTTTCAAACCCATCTACACATGGAGCATTTATGGCTCCTATGAATGAGGCAAAGCAATGGAAGCAAATTGCAGATGAGTGTGGTAAATGGTGTAAATCACAAAATTTGATGAGAGAAATTATAATAGAATTAAATTAAAAATAAACGCAAATGAAAAATTCAAAAATATTAAAAGAAGCATTATCGGATGCAGAACAAGTTAAGCAGAGTGTAATTGCAAACGCAAAGTTTCTATTAGAGCAATCATTTTTACCAAAAGGTAGTAAATCCATTAAACCTATGCGAGAAGCGTTAGAAGATATGGATACCAATCTACCATCACAAGTTGAAAAATTTTTAGATAGAACTATTAATATCATAAAGGGATATAGTTTATCAAAGAAAAAAGAACAATTAGTGATTGCCAAAGTAATTGATGCATTGGGTATGGATAAGACACAACTAAGCCAAACCATTCAGAAAATTAAGAAACATGATATTCTAAAAAAATAATAGATGATAAAGCTAAAAGATTTGTTGAATGAATCAGAGGAATTTCAACAATTGCCAACCGAAATGAAAAAGCACTTTTTGGAAATAATTTCCACATTTGGTCAATTCGGTGAACAAATGCGTAGAAAATCCGATATAAGAGAGATTGCCGAAACATTGGGTGGTATAGCTGATGCAGCACAAGAATATACTTTGAGAGAAGGTGATGATTGGTTTGATAGAGTTACCATTAAGCGAAATATGAAAGAATTGAAATCCCTACATGAAAAATTTCAAAAAGAAGCAATGGATGCGAAGGCTCAGGAACAACGAATCGAAGCTCTTTATGAGGATATGGGACATGTATTAAATAGATATTTTGAAATAGCAAATGTATCGGAAACGACTATGAAACGGAGATTGGGAATGCAGGAACGTAAACGATAGTATAATCAGTAAAACGGATAAAATGGAACAATTGGCATCATTATTTTTTCACAGTAGAACCCAAGCGCATGTGTTTCATTTGGGACAAACGGGACCTGGTTCATACTCCAGACATATCGCATTGAGTGAATACTACGATGGCATTATAGATATAATAGATGGATTGGTGGAATCATATCAAGGTAGACATGGATTAATACAATTCAAGCCGGTAAACGGAATAGATAACGATTGTTCTATGGAAAATGTAATTAAATATTTTGAAAATCTTTGTAAAGTATTACATAAACTAAGACAGGATTCAAAATTACAAGATTCGTATATACAAAATCAAATAGACAATATAGCAGAATTATTATATTCTACAAAATATAAATTAATAAATTTACAATAAATTTCAATTTTTAAGTAAAAAAACTACTAAAATGGCAAAGTTACAAATTTTTTTTTAAAAAAACAAGCAATTTCTTTAGTTTTCTAAAAAATTTTTATATTTATTTTCAAATATCCTATTTCATGTAGGATTTTTATTATAATACCGTTGATTAATGAATACACTTTTATATAAGATGTGACCGAACAATCAACAAAATATCATTGAAGTTCCAAAATACAATAACTTCACAGGAACAAAATAATAAAAAATGGCAAACTCAAAATTGTTAAAAGAAGCAATCGCAGATGCTAAAGCTGTAAAAGATACTGCATTAGCTAACGCAAAACTTGCTCTCGAAGAAGCATTCACACCACGATTACAGTCTATGTTAACTCAAAAGTTAAGAGCTGAAGCCGAAATGGAAAGCGATGAAGAGCAAGTAGACGAAGAATTAGATTCTACTGGAATCGGTTCATCTACATCAACTCCAAGTTTATATGCAAACACTGAATTTGAAGCTGGTTCAACTAAAACTACATCTAAAGATGCGGGTTCACAAGTTGGAGACTACAATAAAGTAGCAGACATAAACGAAGAAGATGAAATGGATTATGAATCAGACACCGAAACGGAAATCGCTGAACTAAGGGCTAGATTGGCTGAATTGGAAGGTGATGACATGGATATGGGTGATATGGAAGATGATGACATGGATATGGATGAAATGGATGACATGGAAATGGATGACATGGATATGGATGAAATGGATGATATGGATATGGGAGATGAGGAAGAATATGATACAACCGGCGATGAAGATACCGAAGATGATATGGATTTGGAATCAATCATCAAAGAATTGGAAGCTCAGTTAGGTGATGATGAAGATTCGGAAGATGACATGGATATGGATGAAATGGATGGCTCTGATGAGTATGGTGCAGATGACGCAGGTGATGATGAAATTGACTTAGAAGAAATTTTAAGAGAAATGGAATCTGATATGAACGGTGGCGATGATATGGAGTATGGTGATACTGAATCAGAGAAAGATGCTGAATTAGAAGAAGCTTACAAAACTATTAAATCACTACAAGGAACTATTAACGAAGTGAACTTATTGAACGCTAAGTTATTGTTCGCAAACAAACTATTCAGAGCACACAACATGACTAACGAACAAAAAGTTAAAGTGATTGAAACTATGGATAGAACAAAATCAGTAAGAGAGGTTAAATTGGTATTCTCTACATTAGCAGAGAACTTCAAATATGCCACTACTACAAACAAATCAACAAAAAAATCAATTTCGGAAGGAATCGCTTCTAAAACGATTAAATCGACAGCACCTAAAGTGGCTAAGCAATTAATCGCAGAATCGACAAATGTATCGGATAGATTTAAAAAGTTGGCAGGAATTATTAAATAATTAAATACAAAAAAAATAATAGTACATACAATGAACTTAAAAAAATTAATGAATGGTGCTAACCCACAAAGCATTATGCTTGAGCAAACCAGAGGTTTGAAAGCAAAGTGGGAAAAAACAGGTTTGCTGGAGAACGCAGGTTCGGAGACAACCAAGCATGGTATGGCAGTAATGCTAGAAAACCAAGCAAAACAATTATTGGATGAGGCTACAAGAACAGGTACTTCATCTGGTTCGGAAGAGTGGGCTGGAGTTGCATTACCTTTAGTAAGAAGAATCTTTGGTTCAATTGCTTCTAAAGAGTTTGTTTCGGTTCAACCAATGAACTTACCATCGGGTCTTATTTTCTACATGGATTTCAAATACGGAACTAACGCAGCTGGTAATCCAGATTTCTCAGGTTCTTCATTGTTTGGTAACGGTGGAACTTTTGGTAAAGATTCATTATCACCAGCTGGTAACAAATTGGGTTCAACTCAAGTAGCCGAAGGTGGTTTATATGGTGCAGGTAGATTTGGATATACAATCAACAACGCAACTGCGGCAATCACTGCAACTGTTGCTTCGGCTTCATTAGGAGATATTGATTATGATTTCTCAAACGCTACTGTTTCTGCTTCATATGCTGCTAACACTTTGAAAAAAGTAACTGTTGCATTACCATCGGATGCAGATTTTAACGGTATAAGAGCATTTGAACTATCATTACTATCGGGTTCATCTACTTTCTTCCCACAATACACTACTAAGAATGGTTCAAACGTTGAATTTGTTGCAACTGTAACAGGTACTGGTTCTGCTGGTGCTAACGGAGCTTCTTTGGCATACCATGTACAACCTACCGATATTACAAGAGGTGATTTCGAAGATAAAGGTGCTAACTTGGCAATTCCTGAAATCGAATTAGAATTGAAATCAGAACCAATCGTTGCTAAAACTCGTAAGTTGAAAGCAATTTGGACTCCTGAATTGGCGCAAGATTTGAACGCATATCACTCGGTAGATGCAGAAGCAGAATTGACTCAAATGCTATCAGAGTATATTTCTTTGGAAATTGACTTGGAAATACTTGAGATGTTGCAATCTAACGCATTTACAACTGATTACTGGAGTTCAAGAGTAGGATATGATTGGACTGGTGCTGGATTCGCTATCGATTCTAACGCAGCAGCTGCATCGGCTTACACAAAGAGTACTTGGTATCAAACATTGGGTATCAAACTTCAAAAGGTATCTAACAAGATTCACCAATTGACTATGAGAGGTGGTGCAAACTTTATCGTTGTATCTCCAAACGTAGCAACTATATTGGAATCAATGAATGGTTTCTCTGCAAATCCTAGTAAGGATGCGTTAACTTTCGCAGCAGGTGTAACTAACATCGGTTCTATCTCTAACAGATATGATGTTTACAAAAACCCATATATGACAGAGAACGTATTGTTAATGGGCTTTAAAGGTTCTAACTTCTTCGAAACTGGCGCAGTTTATGCACCGTATGTTCCGTTGATTATGACTCCTTTGGTGTACGACCCTACAAATTTTACTCCAAGACGCGGTGTCATGACTAGATACGCTAAGAAAATAGTCCGCCCCGAATTTTACGGGAAAGTTATCATCGATGGATTGGAGACTCTATAATATTGAAATAGAAGATATTATACCAATTTAACGTGTAAATTAAAGGGAAAGTGTAAATACTTTCCCTTTTTTTTATGCATTTTTGCTTTTTACCATAGAATTTATATATTTATAATAAACAATTATATGGACGTAATATATAGAATAACATCGCCAATTGGAAAAGTGTATATTGGGAGAACTAATGATTTTAACAAAAGGATGGCAGACCATAAACGTAATGCCTTTGTAAAAAAATTACCAAATACGTTATATAAAGCAATTAATAAATATGGTTGGGATAATATGATAAAAGAAATCATATGTGAAGTCGATGCAGCTCAATCGTCTAAATTAGAAGAAGAGTTTATATTAGCACATAATTCGGTTAAAACTGGCTATAATGATACGTATCTCGGAAAAGGTGGCGATGTATGGAAAGATAGAAGAGATACGGATGAATATATGGAATGGATTATCAAAATGAAAAATATAAATCAAACAAACAAAATGCATGGAAAATCGCATTCGATTGAATCCAAAGAAAAGCAAAAATTGAAAGCAAAGGGTAGATTTACATTGGAGTGGTTTATAGATAGAAACGGTAAAGAAGAGGGTGAGCTGCTATATAAAAAAAGATGCGAATCACTTAAAAATAGAAATCTTAAAAAAGATAATAACGGTAGATTTGTAAAATCTTCAAAATAATAATAAGAGTGGAAGTTTTAATTTATTTAGTTCTATCTTATATTTATATATAACATAATTTTAACACAA